GATTACACTTGTGTATTACACCCAAGCCAGATGTTTAACGTAGCCAAAGTTTTAACAAACGCCGGCTTCGCGGCATCAGGTGCGGCAGGTGCTATCTCGAACGTAGGTAATAACTTACTTTCAAGTTCAGCATTTGTTGGCAGATTGTACAACGTAAAAATGTTCCAATCAACACAGATAGCGGCAGACTCAGTTGCGACAGATGCCCTAGGTGCTGTATTCAGTCCCCTAGCATTTGCTCATATGGTTAAAAGACCAATCAGAATTGAAACTCAAAGAGATGTTTCAAGAAGATTAACAGAGTACGTAGCGACTACGGCAAGAGCGAACGCTGTTGTTAAAGACGCTTATGCTGTATTAGTAAGAGGAGACAAACAGATCAACTAATAATTGATTTGTACCTTACTCAAATATTTGGCCCTGTTTGCTTCCCCTTGCAGGGCCATTTATTAATAAATAATTTTGTACAAAGTAGGACTTTGACAATTAAAAGAAAAACAAAAGAAGGACTTTTTAGATGGCACAATTCGCAAGCGATTCCGATTTATTGGAATACGAACCAGATATAAAAAATTACGGCATACAGGACTTTTCAACACTACACGAAAAGACTTATGATGACCTGATAAGACTACTGAACATTAAGTGGTGGCCCACAGCCAATTACGCAACAAGAGATATCAGTGTAGCAGGTGTAAACACAAGATTAAGCCCAAGCAGATTAGACACAAGTCAATTTACAAGAGCGGCAGTTTATCACGTGTTGTACCAATACATATATCCGCGTTTATCCACGTTCGAGGTAGAAGGCGATGCTTTCAGAGAAAAACTGGCACACTACAAAGAAAAATTTGCAGAAGAATTTGATTCAATATTGCAAGTCGGCGTGAACTACGATCTTGATAGTTCCGGCTCATTTAGTGATGCGGAGAAGCAGTCCTTTTATCAAGGTAGGCTTATTAGATAATGTCAGCAAGAGAAAATATTACAACAAACATATTTGACCAATTACAGAATATGACAAACCCTGCACCGGGGTTGGTGAGCAGAGAGTTCTTCGAGGTAAGCAAGATAGCAATAACACAATTTCCTGCTATCCTTGTTAATACTTTGAGTGAATCAAGAAATGACATTTCAACTGACTTGCGTGAAGGCACAATGGCGATCCAGTTGAAATGTTATGTCCGGGGCACACAGATTGATACCTTACGTAATGATATGGTGGAGAGGATTGAAGAGATAATGGAGGTGTCCAGAGACAGGGACATAACAATAGCCGCTTCAAACATACACGCAGTCAGCACAAAGATATCAAACATAGAGGTAGTAGAGAGAGAATTACCTTTAGGAGAAGTTATAATAACGGTAGAAGTAAAATACCAATATGTGAAAGGAGTGCTATAATGAGAGTAGAATTATGGGACAAAGAAGGGAATTCAGAACTTGTTAGATCGAAAGATGTACAAGCAAGACTGATAGATGGTTGGTCTTTCAACAAACCATCGGCACTACAAAAGGCATCAGCCAAAGCAACACAACGGAAACGGATTGTACGTAAGGTTGTAAAGGTTGATGAACCAGTGGTGCTTCAAGCAAAAACAAAGATAGACATTGAAGGACCCGATGAACTATCAAACAATGAGGAGGCTAACTAATGGCTTTAAACACGACAACATACACGGGTGAATCAGGCAGAGTAGAGTTTGATGTAGGTTCATCTTTAACAAACGTAGCGTCTGTTAGATCTTTTAGTATCGACCTAAACACAGAAACTATTGAGGACACAAATATGTCTTCAGGTGGTGTTAGATCATACAAAGCAGGTTTAACTGACTTCAGTGGCACGTTGGATCTTTTTATGAGAGACAGCGATGCGGCACAGGCGGCAATGAGAGTACAAGGATCAGCGCCGGCAACACTAAAACTATTCCCATCAGGTGAAACAACTGGTATGAGTTTAACAGGTGAAGTTTTAATCACAGGTTTTTCAATTACAAGTACATTCGATGGAATGGTAGAAGCGACTTGCTCGTTCCAAGGAACTAACAACGGTTCAGGAACAGGTATAACAATCGCGGCAACATAGGGAGATATACTTTGCTTAAGGTGAGTATATCGCCCAGTACGACAACAGCAACGGCTGATTTTGATAAGAAATTGAATCAGACTGTTCGCTCGATAGCCAAGGATCTTTTTGCTACGGTGAAGAAATATACACCAAAGCGTTCAGGTCGGGCTAGACGTAGTTGGCGTTTGACTAAAAAATCAAACACAAAGTATAATTTACGGAACACCGTGCCTTATGCTAAACGTCTAGACGAAGGCTATTCGAAACAATCACCCCAAGGTTTTTACCGACCAGCCGTGGGGGAAGTGTCAATGAGACAGAGAGGAAAAATAGTAAGATGAGTAAAACTTTAGAAAACATAACAACACACTATCAAAACGAGATAGCGGGAGACAAATTAAAACTTGAAGTACCAGAGTGGAAATTGGATATCTATTACAAAAGAACATATCCGTTCAACGTGGAATCAAAAGTTTTGGAAATGCAGGCAAAGGGACAACTTGTGGAAGCATTAGTAGAATCTTTAATACAAAAAGCCTTGGATAAACACGGCAAAAAGATTTTTGATGAAGCAGACAGAAGTGTGCTTATGAACGAAGCAGACCCAAACGTTATCACTAAAGTCGCAAGTGCGATCAACAATGCGAATTTAAAACCAAAGGTTGATGAACTTGTAAAGGAATAAAGTCCAACGGGGAGACACGGTTCCTTTTTATGTTGGCTGACAGGCTTAAAAAAAGCGTGTCAGAGGTAATGGAACTTACAACGTTGGAATTAGATATGTGGGTAGCATATCTTAAACTTGAAGCAGAAGCGGCCAACAAGCAGATGCGGCAACAAAACGCAAGGAGCAGACGTAAAAGATGACGACCCAAAACTATAACATCAAAGCCAATGTACAGGGCAAACGTGATGTAGAGGGACTACAAAGAGCAATACAAGGCAACCAAAAAGCCTTGATGTCTTTAGGTAGAGCCGCTACATTGGCGGGAGTAGCATTAGCGGCCGTTGGTACGGTTAAGTTTGTAAAGGGACTAGTCAGTGTAGGTAAAGAAGTTGAATCACTACAGATGCGTTTCAAATTCTTATTTGGATCAGCAGAAGAAGGTGCAAGGGCATTTGACACACTTACTAAATTTGCGGCAGGAGTTCCATTCAGTCTACAAGACATTGCGTTAGCATCAGGAAACTTGGCCATTGTATCAGAAGACGCCGAAGAACTAAATGAAGTTTTGGCACTAACAGCCAACGTTGCGGCAGTATCAGGCATAGACTTTAGGACAGCGGGTGAACAGATACAGAGGGCATTTAGTACAGGTGCGGCAAGTGCGGACATCTTTAGAGAAAGAGGTGTATTAGCACTACTTGGTTTCAAACAAGGTGTACAAATAACAGCAGAAGAAACAAGGAAAAGATTTAACGCAGTATTTGGGCCAGGCGGTGAGTTTGGTAATGCGGCGGAAGAATTTGCTAACACATTAGAAGGTACGCTTTCGATGTTAGGGGATAAGTTCTTCAAATTCCAAACTACGGTAAATGAGGCATTCTTCCAAGCGTTAAAAGATGAACTTGGTGATCTTAACAAGTTCTTTGATGACAACCAAGACGGCATAGATGCTTTTGCGAAACAAGTTGGGACAGCATTGGCTGGGGCAGTATTAACCACCAGTGATGTAATCAAAGTGTTAAAGGACAACGTTGACATACTAAAATTGGCGTTTGGTGCTTTGGCTGTCATAGCAGTGGCAAATGGTTTTATAAAATTACACAACACACTTGCGGCGATGATTGGTATAGTCAAAGGTTTGACGAGGGTGATGTTATTGAATCCTTTATTTGCGGCAATAGCCGTGGGAGCATTTGCGGCCCTAGTATTGTTCAGAGAAGAAATAACAGCATTTATAGATGACTTATACCTTACAGGTGGCGCAGTAGAAGAATTAACAGAAATACAAGAGAAATACAACGAAGGCCTTGACAGAGGCACAGCAAAATTATTAGCGGAGAAAAAAGCACGTAAAGAAAAAATAAAAGCCATAAAAGCAGAGATGACTGCCATTGAAGCGTTTATGAAGACCAACAGAACAAGGCTTGAACAAATTGAAAGAGTTGGCGAGGACGAACTTACAACTATACAACGTAAATTAGAGTCAGATATAAAATTAGTTAAAGAAGCAGAAAAATTAAAAGCCAGAACAACTGAACAAGCACTGGAGACAATAACAAAATTAGAAGAACAGGCAGCCATTAAACGTAAGGCAATCTATGATAGAGAACTTGCCGACATAAAAAGAAATCAACAAGCAAGGATAGATGCTGTAAGACAAGGAAACTTTAAAGATTTAGATTTAGCAACTGCCAGTGAAGAAGAGAAAAGAGAAGTGGCAATATCAGGTGCTCGTAGTGCTTTAGAACAAATAGCACAGGTAAACAAAAGAGCATTTGAATTAAACAAAGCGGTTGCCATTACAGAAGCAGTTATAAACACATATCAAGGTGCCACAAAGGCATTGGCACAGGGTGGTGTGTTTGGACCTTTACTAGCAGGAGCCATAGTTGCTTCAGGATTGGCACAGGTAGCAATAATTAGGAACCAACAATATCCAGGCAGAGAAGAGGGTGGTACAACAATGGGTAATAATCCGTTTGTGATTGGAGAAGCGGGTCCAGAATTATTTGTACCAGGTAGAACAGGCACCGTTGTGCCAAACGATGCGATGCGAGGCGGACACCAAACGGTCAATTTAAACTTTAACATCACTGCCGCA